TCCGGGCCTGCTGGGCCGTGGTCCGTAACGCGTCGATGCCAAGTCGGTTGCCGACCCGGATCGTGCCGCCGACCGCGATAGTGTTCAGGTTGCCCGTGCTGCCGTCGTCAAAGGTCACGTTGATCGTCGCGTTTGATGCGGTAGCCCCGCCGTCCGTGTAGACCTCAAGCCACCACTGCACGTCTCCATAGGTCGGATCACCGATCCGCGCCGCGTCGGGCGCCAGCGTCAGCAGGTCCATGCCGGTAATCGTCTGCGGGGTCGTCACGTTCAGGACAAGCCCGCCCATGTGCGCAATGCGGTCGTGGACCTCGACCGTCTGCGCGTTGTTCGACCCGATCAGGTTCAGGCTGCCGATGTAGCTCGTGGACGGCGCGACCTGCTGATCGAACTGCACAGCGCCGAGGGTCGTGTTCAGGCACACCGCCGGGGTCGTGCCGGGGATTGCGCCCTGCGCCGGAAGCCCTGTCGCGCGCCACAGCGAACAGTAGCGGCCCGCGACCTGGTTTGCGAGCGACCCCTTGTCCAGCACAATCCGGCTGGCGTTGTTCGCCAGCGCGTCGATCAGTTGGTCGCGGTTGGTGATTGCCACGTCAGGCGTTCCCGTCCGTCAAGGTCAGGGTGTTGACCGTGACCGACTGGCCCGATGCGATGCTCGTGTTGTCCACGGTCATGTCCCCGCCACCGCCGGTCGCGGTCACCGTGCCCTGCATATGCGTGACGGTCCCGGCGCTGTCCTTCAGCCGGAAGTGCGCCGCCGTCCCCGCGGCAGTCGCCGACGCCGTCCAGGTGCCCAGCTTGGCCTTCGTGCCCGACGCCGCGGCAGCCATCCAGTCGGAAGGCAGGACGATCTCGCAAAGCAGCGTCCCCGCATCGGCGGCGGCCGTGTTCGCCGGGACCGTGCCGCTGCGGATTTGCAGGCGCGGCGCCGTGCCGGTGACCGTCTCGACCGCATCAAGGCGCGCGTTGCGCACGCCGACGGAAAACTGGATGGGCATGCTGCCTCCTGTTACGCGCGGCTCAGGAACCGCGTCGCGCCGACTTGGCCGATCAGCGGGGCCAGCGCGTTGTCCACGCTCGTGAGGGTCGGCAGCACCGCCGACAGGTCGCCGCGCGCTAGGTACTCGACCGACAGAGGGCCGACCTGTTCGCGGCGCACCGTGCGGCCCGGCACATAGTCAGGCGTCAGGCTGTTCGGCACGATCAGCTCGCGCAGGGCCGCCTCGATCTGCGCGGCCACCACTTCGTCGGGGATCGTCGCCGCGTCCACGTCATCGCCGGATGCGTCCACCGCCTCGATCCGCGGCCATTCCCGCCGCTGCGCCCGACCGTTGGCGCGCCGACCGGGCCAGCGCGTCAGATAGCCCGCGTCAAGCCATTCGACCGCGCGCCGCAGGGCGCGTTCCTTCAATTCATCTTCGCCCGTCCAGTCGGCCCAGCCGCGCGCCTCTGCATAGGCGTCAGCCTGCAGGAGCGTGGCGTAGCTGTCGGCGTCGGGTGCGCCGGGCGTGACCGTCAGGGGCATGGGTCAGTCCTTCGCCTTCGCGGGGCGGCCGCGACGCTTGGGCTCGGGCGGGGCATCAGCGTCGGGCGGGGCAAACCGCGCGTCGATGATCTTGAAGCCAGCCGCCCGCAGTTCGGCCTTCCGTTCCGGCGAAACCGGGTGCGGTTCGTATGCGATCTGCATGGGGATCTCCGTAGCCTTGGGATGGGGGCCGGTCGCCCAGCCCCACACCGAAGGTTACGTGCGGTCGCCGATGGCGATGACGCCAGCCGACTGCTTGATGTTGGTGACGTTCAGGTCCCAGTTGGTGCCCGTCGCCAGTTCGGCGTCGGTCGGCGACCGGCCGCCGTTGGCGATGTCCCACTTGTAGCCCTTGAGGCGCAGGCCGAAGGTGTAGTCGACCTGCATGGTCGTCACGATCCGGTCGCTGCCGTTGTTGGTCTGGATGTTGGACAGGATGTCCCCGGCATCGTGGACCACCGCCGCGCCGGACGTCAGGCCCAAGATGCGATCCACGCCCGGCGCACCGGCCGTCACCAGCGCGGGCGCGTCGGTCACGATCACCGCCTTGCCCAGCATGTCGACCACGGTCACGTTCTGCGCTTGGAACAGTTGCGGCGCGTTGACCAAGTTCTGGCCGATCAGCTTGTGGTACATGCTGCCGGTCATCACGTTCGCGACGATCTGGCTCGACATGTCGCCGAACAGCGCGTGCGCGTCGTTCATCACGCCGTAGGTCAGCACGGCGTTGGTGCCCGCGGTGATGTCGCGCGTCGCGGCGGCCTGGTTGCTGATCGCGGCCACCAGCGCCGCGATGGCCGTGTTGAGCTGGTCGCGCAGCATGGCTTCGGCGAAGTTGCGCGAGGCCACTTCGATGCCTTCGGCCGTCGGCTTGCGCAGCCAGGTCATCTGCCCGGGTTCGTACCGGATCGGGCCGAACCCGCCCGCGACCTTCACGCCGACGTTGACGTCCTGCGTCAGGTCGGTGGGCGTGACGGCCGAGAGGGCAGCGTAGCGGTCGACGCGGCGCTGCGCGGCGTGGATCGAACGGAAGAACGACTCCTGGATGAAGTCGCCGTCGAAGCCTTCGGTGGTCAGCACGATGCTGCCAGCCGACGCCGCGTTGAACTTGTCCACCATCTGCGCCAACGTTTCGATGGTCGCAGGCATGAAGTACTGGTTGAACACCTGCATGTCAGAGAGAGCCATGGGGCTTATCCTTTCTCAAGATCGGGGAAGCGCGCGGCGATTGCCGCAGCGCGTTCTTTCGGCGTGCCGCCCAGGTTGCCCTTGACCACGCCCTTGTTGCTCGTGTCGCCGCCCTTCGCGCCGCCGCCGCTTGCCGCGGTGACGAATGCCTTGCCTTCACCCGCAGCCCAGCCCTTCACGAAGTCGGCCAGGACCTTCGGCCCCATGCCCGTCTCGACGTAGGCGGTGCCGTCGTCGCCCAGCTTCACCATGCCCGCGAGCATGGCCTGCGAAGCCTTGAGGAACGCCGGTTCCGTCACGCCCGCGGTCTGCAGCGCCGTCGCCAGCGCCTGGTCGCGGGTCACGCCCATGTACTTCGTCTGCCACTCGCCCGCCTTGGCCTCGACGGCCGCAAGCTGCTCCTGCAGTTGCGTGAGCTTGGCCTGCGTGGCGGCGGTGTCCGGGGCACCCTTCTCGATCTCGGCAATCCGGGTGCGAAGCTGCTTCGCTTCGTCGGCGGCCTTTTGCTTGTCGCCTTTGGTGCGCTCGTAGGCGTTGCGCAGGTTGGCGACTTCGGGGTGGTCGTCCACACCTTCGACCGCCAGCACGAACTTGCCGTCGGCTTCGGTGTAGAAGGGCTTCACGGCATCATCGACGCCGGTCAGGTCGGTCAGCACGGCTTTGAGGGGCATCGCCCGGTCCTTTCATGTGCGGCGTCGCCGCGGTCAGATCGCTTCGTCCGTCCTGTCGTCGACAAGGGCGAACTCGGCTTCGGCATCGCGTTCGGGCGACATCAGCCCGCCGCGCTGCGCGTTCTCGTAGTAGGTCTGCCAAGACATGCCGCCCGCCTGGTACACGCCGAACAGCGCGGCCAGATCGGCGGCGGACATGCTGCGGTCCAGAAGATCGGTCGGCGCCGGGACGGTGATTCCATCCTCGGGCAGGCCCATGATCATCGCGATGTTGCGCAGGGACCGTTCCAGCACCATCGCGGACGCTTGAGCGATGCTCGTGAGGGTCGCCGTCTCCGACGCGAACCGTAGCCGCCGGGCCTCGCCGCTTTCCTGCCCGCCGTCCGTCTGTTCGAACAGCCGCGCACCGGACATGATCGCCGCGTGCAACTCGGCTTCCATTGCCGCCTTGTGCGCCTCGATGCCGCTGCAGGTCGGGCTGACGTATTTCAGGTCGGGCGCGGTCAGCCCGTCGCCGCGCATCTCGTGGACCACACCAGCACCGACCGCCTTGGGCGCCGGGCCGTTCAACGCCACGAGCGTCTCTTGCCCGGACATGAACAGTTGGTGCCGGTAGTCCGCGGCCAGTTGGTACATCGCCAGCGCCGCGCGGGCGACGCCGATCAGCGGCGGGGCTTCGATCCGGGTCGACAGGTCGCGGGCGTTGCCGATCACGAACGGGATGCGCGGCAGAAGCGCGCCGCCGCGGCCACGGACCTGCACTTCCTGCGCGAAGGTGGTGTCCGGGGTGTAGATCATCTGCTGATAGGCCGGGCCCGGCACGATCAGCCCAAGAGCCCGATAGCGTTCAAGCTGCTTCCACACGAACCCGTCGCGGCGAATCCCGGTTTCGTCCAGTACGTACCAATCGGTATCCCAGTTGATCACCGCGTCGCGGGTGTAGCCGCACAGGTACGGATCACCGCCGCCCTCGGGCGCGTCGGCGAGGATCGCATAGCCGCCGATCACCAGCAGTTCCCGCGTGATGCGCCGGTGCAGCGCCTCAAGGGGCAGCCCGTTGCCGTCGGCGTTCTCCCACAGGAACGACATGCCATCGGGCATCTCGATCTGGATTTCCCGCCCGTGGATGATTCCGATCATGGCCGACACGGACGGGGCGAGGATTTCCGGGAACCGGGCGCGGCGCTTGTACGCCTCGTACATCCCCTTGCCGCCGTCATTCTGCGCGGCGAACCCGCCAGGCATGGGCAGGTATTCGGTGCCGCGGGCCTTCACGCGCGTCTCGCCGTCCATGGCGTCGCGCATCAACTGCCATTCGAAGCGCCGCTCGACGGTCAGGGCCGGGTGAAGCGTCTTGTATTCCATCAGTACAGCCCGACGACGGTCCCGGTGTGGCCGGTGGCCTCGGGCTGCAGGGCCAGGTCGGACAGCGCCCACACGGCCGCGTCGAGACGGTCAGGCGACCCCTCGCCGACGTAGCCCGTGCTGGTCATCTGCATCATCTGATCCTCCAGGGCGTCCAGCCCGCGCGCGTGCGTCACGCGGCCCTGTTCGTACAGCGCGGCGATGGGCTCGGCCCTAATCGACTTTCCCCGGCTGGCGTTCACCATGCGGACCGGCGCCAGCGGATCGACGGTGCGGATCGTGTGCGCCACCATGTCCCCGCCGAAGTTCTTCTCGACCACAATCCGGTCGGCGTTGTGCGCCCGGAAGCGGTCGACCACCCTGCGCCCCCAGCCCGCCGGGCCGAGCTTGCAGGTCGCGTCCTCGATGATGTGAAACCCGCCGTCGGCCTTGCGACCCGCGACCACAATCCCGATGCTGTCTGCCCGTTCGTCTGCCGATCCGCTGGCGCCAGACGGGTCGACCGCGACCACCACGCGCGCCATGTCGCCGGGTGTCTCGGCCGTGCGGATCATCTCGCGCGTCCAGAGCGCACCCGGCACGTCGTCGAGGATCTCGGCGTACAGCTCCTGCCGACCGAGGCGCGTGCCCTCGTATTGCTCGCGCACCTGTTCCAGAAACGACGGTGCGAGGTTGGCCGCGTTGTCGAACGTCGACCCGCGCGACACGACCGATTTCGGGTGCGCCATCAGTCGGCGCAGAAGCGGCGACGGCTTGGGCGTCGTGGTCACCAGCGTCTGCGGGTGATCCCCGAGGCGCAGGCCGAACATGGCCATGTCCCATGTGTCCTGCAGGCGCGTCCACGCGGCCAGTTCGTCGGCCCACATCGCGTCATGCTGCGGCCCGCGAAGGCGTTCCGGTTCCTCTGCCGAGAATAGCGCGGCCTGCGCGCCGTTCGCCCAGGTCACGCGCCGCTTCGACGGTTCGTATAGCGGGCGGCCGAGATGCGCGCCGTGCCGGTCCGTGTCCTGTTTCCAGCACACCGCCAGAAGCCCGGACTCGCCTTCGACCATCACGTCACGAGCGTCGCCCGCGGTCGGCGCGATCAGCGCGATCCGGCCGCACCCGGATTTCACCTTGCCGCGGACCCACTCGGCCCCGGATCGCGTCTTGCCTGCACCCCGGCCTGCGACGAAGAGCCAGTTCTGCCACGGCCCCTCGGGCGCAAGCTGCGACGGCCGCGCCCAGAACGGCCAGTGCCAGTTAAGCGCCGCCCTCTGTGCCGGTGTCAGTGCCGCCAGTTGCCGTTCCCGCTCCTGCGCTGGCAGCGAGGCCAGCAAGGCGGCGGGTGAAAGCATCAGCATCGGCGGTGACATCCTCGGTCTGGATTGGCCCCCCGTCCCGCCCGGTCAGTTCCGACTTGTCGGCGAGGCCAAGCTCGCGCGCCACGATCCCGGCGTTCAGCAGCCCGGCCGCGGCCCCGGCAAACTTCTGCTGCCAGATCACGTCCTCGGCCCATTCCATGACGTCGCGCAGGTCGGGCCGGTCCGTGCGCCATTCGTTCCAGCGGCGATGGCTGACCCCGATGTGCAGGCACATGCCGCGGATGGTC